TAATTAACTTTTTGTTGAACACAGATTTAGTGCCTACAAAGAAGTTTCCAGACGCAGGATTACGACCCCAAACTATGGCGGGAGCACCATCAATCTTTGCTGAAATCTTTCCATTGGCAGTGAACCAGTCTAGTACACTTAAATCACCATTAAGGATAGAATCTTCGGGATGTTCGATATGCGTGTTTTTAGTCATAGTTTTCATCATATACAATAGGGACACTTTACACGACCCCCCTTATTATTCATTATGGCATAAAAAATCCCCATTTAAGGGGATTAGTGGTCAGTTATCTAAGTGACACTCTCTCAGGAACTTTTACATTGAGATTATGTAGAATGTTTACTACAAATGCTTCAAGATAAATGAGAGGAACTATCACGAAATCAAGTCCTCTTAATTGAGTGAAATCAGGAAAAGAATTGGTTTCTTTCTTAACTTCTTGGGTCTCAATTTGTGGTGTTGCTGTTGAATCAGTCACAATAGGTTTTGCAATCGGTGTAACTTTATTTACACGTTTTGCAGGTGTTGATGTAACTTTCTTTACAGAAACAATGGACTCCTTAGTAACAGTTGCAGATTTAGCAGATTTACGTGCTGATGAGCGTCTGCGAGTTGCCATAGAGTTCTTAAAACGTGAGTACACTATAAGGACACTTTATGCGACCCCCCCTTGTTTATAAGAACTCTATGCTAAGATCTTATCAACAACTGCCGTAACTCTCTTGGCGGTACTAATACCAACTCTATCATAACATGGAACTACAACTAATCCAAACTTCTTATCTTCATTACCTGTACGAATTACACGACCAATAGTTTGACTAATAGTAATATAATTCATGTTACGCATAAACAATGCTGCCTCTAATCCTGGTACACTAATACCTTCACTAAGAATACTGTGATGCAATACAACAAACTTCTTACCATCTGCTGCACCCCACTCTCTTAATGTTTCAAAGAAAGTTTCACGATCTACTTTCTTACCATTAATAATACCACCAGTTTTAGATGTAATGTACATCCAAGAATATCCACGATCTGCTAATTCATCACAGAAGCAAGTATCCTCGACTAAATTAACAATTTGTACTGTTCTTCTTGCACAAATAAGAATCTTATCCACGAAAGAATCATCAATAGTTTCTAACAAATGGTCACATTCTTTCCAGATTGGTGTTCTACCTGATTCAGTCTTTTCTAGTTCCTTAACTACTAACTTAGGTGGTAAAATATATCCACTATCTATCAATTCACGAGGTGTAACCCTCTCTAATTCTTTACCATAAACTTCTTCATCATCCATGCTAGGATCGTAGATAGAAGTATTATACTTAGGAGTAGCAGTAAAGAAATAGCAGCGAACATTATCCAAACTTGCAAAAAACTCAGTAGCAGGATAAAAATGTCGTTGTACACTATTATGTGCCTCATCAAAGTATATTGTATCTACATTTATACCTGATTCTTGTATACGATGTAGAGAATGATAGGTTGTAAAGATTAACTTATTAAATCTATATTGCTCACCTACCCATTCACGAATTCGATCAGGATTAGTGGTTGATTCATAACTTGTATCACCACTATGTACATGCAATATTTGTCTTTGAAGCATAGGATGTAATCCTAGAAACTCTTCAAACTCATCGCAATGTTGCTGTGCTAATAATATACGAGGAGATACAACTACAACAGTCTTTCTCTCAGGTTTCTTCATAAACATATCCCAAGAGCAACTATTAAACTCTCTTTGTGCATCTTTAATCATGCACATAGTTTTACCACCACCCGTAGGAACTATTACTTGCCCCTTAGATGTGGTACTCATAGTATTAACAATGCGTTCCTGATGTGGACGCAATTTCATCATAAAAAATTCACCTTCCATTACATTATATCATAAAAGTAATTTAAACGCCATAGGGACGCTTACAGGTACACTATAAGGACAATTTACACGACCCCCCCTATTTCTTCTTATTTCTTCTCGTTATCTCTTTTCCTGTAACTGCATATTTTAATTCACTTTCTTTCTCTTTACCTAGATTCTGTAATCTCAGATCTCTTAGTTTCTTCTCACCTTTCTTAATTAAGTTTAACCTTTCACGATGAGTTAAACCCGATGCCTTGCGTGGTTTATACTTAGGATCTACTTTTGCTTTTGGTTTCTTCGCTAGAAGTTCTGATGCCGTCTGTGTTTTAGCACCCTTTTGTCTTGCCTTACGCTCTAAATATGCCTTCTTCTGTGCTTCTTTTGCTGATAGGGCAGCAGAACCTCTTTCACGAGTTGGTTGTTGTTCCCGTTCAGATCTTGGTTTCTGTGTACCAATGTCCTTCCGTGGTTTATAATCCTTAGCAGGAACCATTTTACCACCACCTGCTGCTCTCATCCTTCTCTTTTCAGGATCAGTTTTCTTTCTTGCAGTACGCATTCTACCATCCTCACCAGGTTTTCTGGTTGCAGTTGATAAATCTTTGTCGTAAACTTCAGTGATAAACTGTTGAAAAGTTTTCATCAAAAAATAGTATTTTAGTTATTTAGGATTCGGAAGGTGTTTGTTCCTTCTCTTCCTTCTTGCGAAGTCCTCCTTTAGATACTATACCATTTTTAATGAAGTATTGAACTCGTTCTCGTCTTAACTGTAATAACTTGTCATACTCTACCTGTTGCTCCTTAGTATATTTGAATCCTTGTTTTCTCCATTGTTCTCTCAATTCATTCATTTGTTTAAGAATTTCGGAAGGTTTCATAGTTAAATTGTAATTATATTAAACGGACACTTTATACGACCCCCCCCCTAATCATCACATTGAGAGTAATGTTGAATCTGTTGTTCTGGTGTACGTCTTTTTACAAATTTAAGTTGATGCCATTGTGATTCATAGCACAACAAAAGAGTATGAATCATCCGATGACGCATACTCTTTTTATCAGTATATTCACATTGTGGTTTAGGTTTCACACCAATTTCAATGGTAATATATCTAGGATTTGTTCTAAATCCCTTCTTTTCTTCTACGGGATCACCCTTAAAGTAAACCCATCCTTCATCTTTTCCATACTCCCCTTTATCCCAAATAACATAATCATTAACTTCGGGTTCATAAGGTTCATTCATGGGAGTGAATAATTATTGTGTATTTTCAGGAATAAATCCTTTCTCCGGATCAATACCTGCATCTGCACCATATCTAGGATCATTTTGAGCAGCAACCTTTAAACGATCAGGTGCAACTCCTGTAACTTCAAGAATTTGCTTCAATCTCTTATCACACTCTGATCGTGTAAGATTTTGAGCATCATTATCAACCAAAGTCCATCCTTGAGTGGATAATTCAAGGATTTTGTAACGTCTTTCGTCTGCCATGTTTTTAATGTGGATTATAAAGATTTAGTAGGAATACTCCTGCTATAATACCACAAATTACAAGAATTGACAAGAGTGTTAGTAATTGCATTAGACAAACTCCGCTAGGTAATAGTCAACAGTGATTTCAAGTTTTGCTGCTTCAACTTCACAGTCAGCAATGAAATCATCAATCATTTCTTCTGCTGATAGATTCTTCTGTGAAGGAGTATAATATACTCCCTTCATATCTTCTGTTGGTTCAATCATTGGAATCCTCCTTACAAGTACATGCTTTAGAAATGCCACCTAGTTTTTCATAGATGGCATCAATTTCTTTATCAATATCATTATTGTAAGCAATAAACTCACATAATGCTTGAAGTTCTTTTTTAGTTAAATCAACTAACATTTAACTCCTTGCTACTGCGGATGGGTATTCGGATGGAATAGTAACAGGTTCAGCAATGTAACTTGTTACGTTATAATCATCATCATACTTATGAGTTAAATCATAGCATGTCCATTCACCATCGTCAAAGATATAAGCATATTCTTCACCATTAATGAAGAAATCATACTCAGTTAAATCTAAACGAGGTTCAGTCTTTTCACCTCTGTCATTATAATATTGGACATGAGGTTCTACCTTTTTAAGATCCCAATCTGAATCAGAATCTATACAAGAAATATCACCACCATCAAGTAATTCTGCTACTTGTTCTTTGGTAGTGTACTTATTAACAAGAGTAACACCTAACCAACTAGGATAACCATCCCAGTGATGATAAACTGAAAGAATAGCGTCTCCTGCTAG